TAATCTCTATTTTGAACTAATCCTACTAAACATATTGCAAATAAACCTACCATTATTAAAGCAGCCATTTTATTTCCTCCTAAGATAAAATTTTAATCTCATAATCACCATCTTGAATATCTTCTGTTATTAAGGCTTGATACTCCATACAGCCTCTACCTTCATCAAAGTATGCTAAATTTAATTCTTTTTCTGTTGCTACTACTACTATACAATCAATTTCAAAACCAAATCTTTTGCAATTTACTTTTACTGCATTTCCTACTTTAATTGTTTGTAAATCAAATTCTTTTACCAATTCAACCATTATTTGACCTCCTTATTTTCTATTTCTTTTATGTAATCCCAAAGTATGTGTAATATAAGTGAGTTCATTGAACTACCTTCTATTGATGCTCTATTTTTAATTTTTTCAAGCAATGGTGCTGGTAATCTAAATGTAAATCTAACTCTTTCATTTGTCATATATTTGACGTCAACTCCCTTCTTGTTTTAATAATACCATGTCATATATTTGACGTCAAGCATTTTTGTTGACTTTTCTTTTATATTATTTTATTATTAAAGTGTCATAAAGACGTCAAATTTTATGTGAGGAATGATAAATATGTCTAATAAAGATATTTATACTCGTGAAGAGGATAAAAGATTTACACTAAGAATTAATAAACTTCTTTTTGAGAAAATCGAACAACTTGCTCAAAAAGATAAGCGTTCTATAGGTAGAGAAATTGAATTTATTCTTGAGAAATATTTTGAAGATAATCCTTTAGAATAAAAACTATCATATCTTTTAATGTATATCCTTTAACTTTTGCCTGTTTTAGAAGCTTGTCTTTAAGTTCTCTAGGCAGGCGTATTGTTGCTTGTTCTATTTCCATCTAATCACCTTTTTCTTTAATTATTTATAGCTTATTTTATTTTTAAATGTGCTGGTAAATACAAGTTAACTAACTCTATATCTCTTGTTAAAACACTTCTTTTTATTTTCTTCTCTTTATTAAACTTCTTACTACCTCTCTGCTCATCATAGTATGTAATTCTAAATAACTTTTTGTCTTGTTCTACTTTGTAAACTTTGTTTTTATAAATTATTTTCAATTTATCTCTCCTATCTTATTTTTAATTTAAGTCTGTTGCTGAGAAATTTCCTTTTTAAACTTATAGTTGCAATCTTTTCTCCATCTTTTAGTAAAACAAGCTTGTTTCTGTATGTTACTAGTTCCAATTAAATCACCCCCTCTCTAAGTTCTTTCATTTCTCTAAGCATTTCTTTGATGTTTTTTCCTTGATTCCTAGTTATAAAATCATCTAATTCATAACTAGAAACTTTAGTTGCCCCTATATCAACTGACTTCAAAAGTCCATTTTTTATTAACTCATATCCAAATACTTTATCTATTTTCAATCTTTTACTTGCTTCTTCAACAGACATAAGATAATCGGGATAACCTTTACTTATAACAATTGTTAATTCTTTTGGTTCCAACAATTCTATTTTCGAAGTTTCATTTAAGTATTTTGAGATTTTATTTTTATAGTTGTTTAAATTCATTTCTACAACTTTACGAATACCTTCTGAAAAACAAATTGATATATTATCCAGGTCATTAAAACTTTTATCTTCTTGTTTATCTAAATTAAAGTTAGATATATTACCCAATTTCTTCACCACCATTTCAAGAATATTCTGTATTTATTATTTATCAAGAAAGTTATAAAATAGAGCATCAAGCATACATAACAAATGACTATCTTTATCTATTGTCAATACTGCCTCTTCTTTTATGTAAAACTTAATTAAATCTTCATCTAAACAATGCGTTATACAAGAATTGTCCTCACCACTTATTAACATTCCAACTTCTTTTAACACACCTTGTTTATTTTTAATTTGAACCTCTGCTATTTCATCAAGAGTATTTTTTATACCATAAAATATGTCTTCGCTCATTGTAACTACCTCCATAATCTTTAATTTTCAAAGTACTTTCAATTTTAGCCTAATAAAGTTATTTGATATTCTTTTTCTTTTACCAGTCCATCCTTTATAAGTAATAATCTAAATGCTTCTCTTCCTTTTGGATTTATTAATGTTTGAGTATCTGAATGTCCGTATGGTGTTGTAAATTCTTTCAGTTCAAAATACTGCATCTTGTTAGAGTAAGGTTTTATTTTGCCTTTTAAATCTCTGTAACAATATTTCTTCTCTATTAACCATAAAACAAATGTTTTTTCTTTGACTCCAAGTTCTTTTGCTGTATCTCTTATATTAGTTAGCAAGTTTCTTTCTACTAGAGCATCAAAGTAATCTGCTTTTGGTTTCATTACTTGATTTTCTAATTGTAATTGCTCTTTTTCTTCAACTTCGATTAATAACTGTTGCAGTGCTTCTTTATATGTAGTTGGTAATTTAGGTTGTTGTTCTTTTAACTCTCGCTCCATTTCTTCAAACTTAGTTACATAAATCGCTGTAAATATAATTCCCTTTTCACCTGTCATTTTATTAGCTACCATGTCACAACCTTTTTTAGTTAATAAGTAGCAAGGTTGAATTTTATTTTGAGTATTTATATAAGTACTTTCTATGAAGAAATCTTGACTCTTCAAATTTGATGAGTCCTCTAAAATCTTCTTGTATCCTCTTATATCTCTTAATAAATTATCGTGCTTCTTTTCTATTAATTCTGCTACTTCTCTACTTTCAACTAAAAATTGATTATTTTGCTTGATTATGGTTAGATTCTTCATTATTTATTGCCCCTTTCTTCTTTTATTGCTATTTTAGCAACTTCATCTGAAAAAAAATAATCCGCAGATACATTATATAATTTAGATATCTTTTTTATTTCACTTGCTTTAAATTCGTTTTTTCCTTTTAATTTTAATCTAAAACCATATGAGCTAAGACCTAATATATCTGCCACATTTTTTTGGGTGTGTCTATTTTCCTTCATCAATCCTTCTAATCTATTTAAGTACATTAAATCACTTCCTTTTTGCTATTTTGGCAACTTCATATTTATATAATATCAAGTTTTGTGATTATAGTCAATACTTTTGTTGCTTTTTTAGCAAAAAAAATTGTAATAATTAATTTTGTTGCTATAATATAAATAAAAGTTGCTATTTTGGAATTAATATAAAAAGGGGTTGTGCAAATTGAATAGGATAAAAGAATTGAGAGAAGAAAAAGGCATCTCGCTAGACAAATTAAGCGAGGATTTACATATAAACAAATCTACACTATCAAGGATAGAAAATGGTTTAAGAGAACCTAAGAAAAGTACAATAGAAGAATATGCAAACTATTTTGATGTGTCTACAGATTATTTATTAGGAAGAACTGATGTTAGAAATAGCTTATTTATAAATAAAAACGAAAAAGATTATGATGCTGAAAATTTTAAAACAGAAAAGGAGCTTATTGAGAATATGTATCTTGACGAAGATATGAAAGAAGTTTTTAATATATTTAGCGAGCTAAGCCCAGACGCAAGAGAAAAAGCATTAAAAGTTGCAGAATTATTTTTACTAGACGAAAAAAATAAAAAATAGTTTATTTCTGAAAATGAATATAATAAAAAAGAGGAATCATTCCTCTTTTTTATTGATTTTATGTATTTCTTTCACTTTTATTTTATATTCATTGATTTTATTTTTATCCAATTCTTTCAACTTTTTCATTAATAAGTTTAACTTTAAAATATCATAATATTTCGTCTTATTCAAATATATCATCCCCTATAAAATATTTTATTTATTAATTCCACGAAACATACGTTCTTAAAAATAGTTACAACCACCTCTTTTTCAAAGCTTAAAACTATAAAATAACTGTAAAATATTATTATATTTTATAGCTTCTATTATTTTTGCTTTATCTAGATAAAGTTATTTCTTAACTACATTCTAGCACAAATTTCCAACAAAAAGTGTGCGAATATTGCACATTTATTACAAGAAATTACACAAACTAACATATATAAAATTATCTAAAAGGTAGGTTAAATATATGTTAAAAGAGTTACGAAAAAAGAAGAAATTAACACAAATAGAGTTAGCAAAAAGAGTTGGTTGCCACAGAAGTCAAATTTCTAGGTTGGAAAATAATGAGAATAAAGATTTAACTATCCCTGCTCTTATTGAATTAGAAATAGCTTTAGGATTGGAGGAAAAATATTTAGTAAATTATTTTGCTGATGAATATATTAAAAAAAGAAAATTACATAAATAATTCGAATGTTTCTATCAAATACTATTTTTAATATATAATATTATTTGAGGTGAATAAATTGAACTTAAGTTTTAATAAAAAGAAAAAATTTGAATTAAGCAAAGAAGAATTGGAATTAATTGAAAATTGGTTAGGTAATAAATATGCAGGAGATATGACGATACCTGCTATTGTTGACTTTTCTTTAGAAACTGATATTGAGTATGAAAAAATAGTTGTTTATTTGGCAGAAAAAGTGCTGGAATCACGTGATAAAAAACATTAAATATGTATCTAAATAAAAAAGACTATTAATTATAAACATAAAACTTTGTTTCTTATAGTCTTTTTTATTTATTTTATTTAAATTGATATATGTTATTATATAATTACATAAAAAAAGCTTTTGAGAGGAGAGATTTTATGAAAGGCGGCGTAAGAAAACGTGGAAAGAAGTGGTATTACTACTTTGATGCAGGTATAGTAGATGGCAAGAGAAAAAAGGTAGAAAGAGTTGGTGGAAACACTAAGAAAGAAGCTGAAAAATCGCTCCGTGATGCAATAAATGAATATGAAAATGCTGGTATAGTGTTTGATGAAACAAATATGAGTTTATCAGACTATCTTAACTTTTGGTACAAAGAGTATGTACTTCTTAATTGCAAATACAATACTCAGGAAAGTTATAGAAATTTAATTGAAAATCATATAGAACCTAGACTTGGTAAATGTAAGCTAAAATCTATAAATCCAGCTATTATTCAAGAATTTTTAAATAATAAATCAAAAGAGACATACACACAAAACGGAGAAGAAAAACACTACACAAAAGGAGTTTTAAAAGCGATTTATGTTGTATTAAATGCTGCTTTAAAATCTGCTGTTTACCCTTACAAACTCATTAAGGAAAATCCTGTTCAATATGCCAGTATACCAAAAAATGTTTTAAAGGTAAAAAATGAGTCAGATAACAAGACTATAACACTAGATGAGTTCAATAAAATACTAGAAATATATCCTAAAAATACAAATATCTATATTCCTCTACTTATAGGGTTTCATACAGGCATGAGAAAAGGAGAAATATTAGGTCTTTGTTGGGATAATGTTGATTTAGATAATAATATAATCAAAGTTAGAAAAAATTTAATAAAGAGAAAAGTTTCAGAATTTGAATTAGCATCACCTAAGACAAAAACATCAATAAGAGATATTAAAATAGGTGATACTTTGTCTAGGATATTAAAAGAGGAAAAATTGAATCAAAAAAAACAAAAAATTAAAATTGGAAAATGGTATAAAGAAACTGAGTATGATTGGGTTTGTAGAAAAAAAGATGGCTCATTTGTAAATCACAACAATATTGACGCTGCTATAAGAACTATTAACAAGAAACTAAATATTAACTTTAATTTTCATTGCTTGCGACATACACATGCCACATTATTATTAGAAAATGGAGCTAATGTAAAATATATACAACAAAGATTAGGTCATAGTCAATTATCAACCACTATGGACACATATTCACATGTTACAAGTAAAATGGAAAGTGAAACAATAGATATTTTGGAGGGCATTTTACAATAATTTGCCACCGAAAAAAGTTATGGTGGCAAACAGGTGGCAAAACGATAAAAAACATTCTTTTTTTTTGCTCAAACACTGTTATTTTGCTATTTTATATAAAAAAGTCGTATTTCTCACAGTTATACGACTTATATTAAATTCTTTACATAAGTCTCCTTCAGATGGAAGTTTATCTCCTGGTTTATATATGCCAGATGCTATTTGTTTTTTTATGTTGTCATATAGTTGTTGATATAAAGGAACAAAGGAATTTACTTCTAAATCCATTTCTTTTTTTTGTCTCTTTTCATCCATTTTGCTCACCTCCCTATGTAACATTTTTATAACATTATATAACAAGTTCTTTATTACATATTATAACAAGATGAAATCGTTGTCAATTTTTTTTAAAATAATTTTTAATTTGACAGTATTTTCTTTTATTTTCTCTAGTGTGACAAATTGCTATTTTTACATAAAAATAAGACTGTTGTACAACAGATTAAATTGTTTATACAACAGCCTTTATTCACTTATTACATTTATATTTTTACTTATAAATTTATATTAAAAAATGCCTTATATCCCTTATACATTTCATATATGTCTACTTTAGAGACAATCTCATGTGGTGCATGCATATTTAAAACTCCAACACCACAGTCTATAACCTCTGCACCTTGATTTGCCAATATATGGGCTATAGTTCCGCCTCCTCCTTGGTCTACTTTTCCAAGTTCAGCAGTTTGCCATACTACATTTCCTTTATTAAAAATTCTCTTTACTTCTGACATAAATTCAGCATTAGCATCATTACATCCACTCTTTCCTCTTGAACCTGTATACTTAGTTAAAACTACTCCATTTCCCATATATGCCGAATTTCTCTTTTCATATGCTTCTCCAAAATTTGGGTCATATCCAGCAGAAACATCAGCTGATAATACCTTACTATTTGCTAAAGCTCTTCTTACTTTAATATCACAATAATCTCCTTCTAAAGCAATCAGTTCAGCCACAGTATTTTCAAAAAACTTTGAGTGCATACCTGTATTCCCTTTAGAACCAATTTCTTCTTTATCTACACATAATGCAACTGAAGTAAATTCTGGTTGTTCAGTTTCTAGTATAGCTTTTACAGCAGCATATGAACATACCCTATCATCATGCCCATATCCCAACACCATAGACCTATCAAGCCCTAAATCTCTAGCCTTACCAGCTGGAACTACTTCAATTTCAGCACTTAATAAATCTTCTTCAACTATATTGTATTTCTCATTTAAAATCTTTAATATATTTGCTGTTATAGGTTCTTTTTCTTCATCTTCTAAAGGCATATTCCCAATTAATATATTTAAAGCTTCTCCACTAATTCCTTCTGATAGTTTCTTTTGCATTTGGTCTCCAGCCAAATGAATCAATAAATCAGTTACACAAAATACTGGGTCACTATCTTCTTCCCCAATAGATATGTCCACTTTTGTTCCATCATTTAATATAACTATACCATGTAAAGCAAGTGGAATAGCCGTCCATTGGTATTTTTTTATTCCACCATAATAATGAGTCTTAAAAAAACCTAGATTACTCTCTTGATACAGTGGATTTGGTTTTAAATCTAATCTTGGCGAATCTATATGGCTTCCTATAATCTTCATACCTTTTTCTATATAATTTTTACCTATTACAAAAAGTGCTACTGCCTTCTCTTTATTTATAACATAAATTTTATCACCACAACTTATGCTTCCTTTTTCCATAGCTTCATCTATTGAAATATAGTTATTTTCTTTAGCCAATTTTATAATTTCTTTTACTGAAAGTCTTTCAGTCTTTGACTTACTTAAAAACTCCATATAATTGCTAGAATATTGCATAATTTGTTCAATAGTATTTTCTTTTCTTTCAAAATCCCAAGCATTCTTAAATTCGTACTTTAAGTTCATATTTTCCTCCTACTAAGTTCTAATTTTTATTGTTTTTCATGTATTGCTCATATTCTTCTGGTGAAACTACTTTGACACTATCTAGTCTTGATCTAAAGTGGGCTCTAAAGTTTTCTAAATATTCTTTCCTTAAAATTTCTCTTTCTTTGATTTCATCAGCAGAAAGGATTCCCTCTTTATTTTTCTTTGCTAATTCATTAATCCTATCTAATTTCTTCTTGTCAAACATTTTTTCCTCCTAAAAAACCTCTATTTATTTAATAAAATAATTTATTGCTTTTTATATCTAACTTGTTTTTATATTCACAAAAAAACTCATCTATATTATCACTTATTATAGATATTCCCTTTTCTAGTTCTTCCATGCTTGGACGAGCTATATTTATCCTAAAGAATCTATCATCCACTAGATTGTCAAAAAAATAAGTCCCTGGAAGCATTGACACTCCTTTGTTTAACATAAAATTTGTAAATGCTTGAGATGTATATCCTCTTGGTAATTCTAAAAAAAAGTTTATTCCTCCACAAGATTTTCTAACTTTTAATTTACCACTCAATTTGTCATTAATCAAGTTTTTTGCCAATTTATACTTATCAGTATATATCTTCTCTATATGACTCAAATAATTCTTCCAATCAAAATTATTCATATAGTAATACATTGATTTTTGAATTAAACCTGGTGTTGATATATCTGATGAATATTTAGCCCATAAAACTTTTTTTAACAACTCATTTGGCATTTCTACAATTCCTATCCTAAGACCTGGCATAAGTATTTTTGAAAAGCTTTTTATATATACTACTCTATTTTTATCATCATAACTTCTAATTGTTCTATTGTCCTTTGATTCAAAAACAAAATCACTTATAAAATCATCTTCTATTATATAAAAATCATGTTCTTCTGCCAATTCTATCAATTTCTTTTTTTTATATGTTGAGTAAGATATTCCAGTTGGATTTTGAAAATTAGGCATAATGTATATAAGTCTTGGTTTTATTTTTTCCAACTTTAATTTTAAAATACCTATATCAATTCCATCATCTAACATAGGTATAGATATTATTTTTGCACCTCTACTTTTAAACACTTCAATTGCTCCATTGTAAGAAGGTTCTTCCATAAAAACAACATCTGAATAACTTATAAGTCCTTTACAAACTATATCTATACCTTGTTGAGCACCTGATATTATTTGAATATTTTCCTTAGTAGTTTTTATATTTCCATCACTTAGATACTCTACCATTTTTTCTCTTAATTCTTCAGAGCCAAGACCTTCATCATATTCAAATATTGAACTACCATCTTTAGATAAT